TAATTGTGTTCTTAGTGTACTTTTTAGTGAACCTCACCTCATTGAGTAAGTCAATACCATCCTGCTCCCAATCAGTTCCTTTGATCATTGGCTTAGTCTTAATGTCTGAGCTGTATCCAAAGAAATCCTGTTTTGCTATCTTGCGTATCTCATCTTTACATGTTTTAGATAAACCTTTTACACCCTTTTTAGGGTTAGTCATTAGCTTACCTAATTGTGATGGCCTCCATTTCATAGCTGTGCCTCCTGTTCTTTAGTTAGGTGAAACTTAGACTTGAGCTCCTCAACTGTGAACTCCTTAGCCTTGATCTTAATTAATGCATTGTTGAAACGCTCAGTTGATAATGTTTCTTTGACTATCTCTTTTGGCTGCTCCTCTTTGCTTGCCTTCTCTCCATCGTCATCAACAGCCTGTAAGCTCAATGCACTTTGAAGTGTGTATCTACGATAGTAAGTGATAGCAGAGCCCATGTTTTGAGGATTGACTCCTTGAGGTAAGTCCATGCATGATTCAAGCATAGCTCCTGAGTCAACATCTACTATCTGAGTACATACGCTGTTACCTTGAATAGGTTGGATAAGTAGCAATCCATTTTCTAAGAGTACAGGCTCAACAGTGCTAAGGATAGCATTAAGGTCAGCATACTTTGAGTGATGACTTTGTGCGTTCTTAGTTACCTTACCAATGGCTAACTTTGCCCTGTGTAGTTTTTGATGTAGAGTGAGTGTGTTACTCAACTCATTCAGCTCCTTGATTTTCTCAGTAGCTGTTTTGATTTCTTTTTCCATACTGTAAATATTATTTTCACCAAAGATAATAAACTTTTGCATAAGTACAAAATAAAAGTTATTAACATTTGTATGTTAACTCCTCTCCAGTCAGTGCAAAGTACAGGTTTTCAAGTTGGTGAACGTATTGATTATTACCTATTCTTAATACATGACCATCAACTTTAATTAGAAAATAATTAAAAAATCCTAACTCAACACCAAAATCACCTTTCATAAATACTCTATCAGTAACTTGTTTGAAACCTAATTTTAATAATACATTCTCATCAAGCTCAAGAGCCTGATAAAAATCATCAATCTCATCATCTAATAAGTTCTCAATATCCTCTAAGTTTATAAGTCCAATCTTATAAGTTCCATCACCTAACTCAATTTTATATGAGTTACCTAATCTAATTTCGTGTGAGTCTAATGTCATAATTTAATCTATTTCGTTATTAATCCCCTTAACAGGGTGTTTATATTTCTTCCTAAGATGTTTCAACTTTACTTTGAACTTTGGCATTTTTAGTTTGATTCTCATAAACTCAAGTTTTTAATTATCTTATAAAGTACATTTACCACTATTGAATTGCCAGCTTGCTTATATGCTTGTGAATCACTGACTGGCCAAGTGAACGTATCTGGAAAGTCCATAAGCCTAAAACATTCACGTGGTGTTAATCTGCGTATTTTGTAATCCTTATTTATTATAGGTGGATTTTGACCTGTGAAATTTTCCTTCCAAGTATCTCGCATCATTGCCATAATTGCAGGTGAGTTACCATCTTGCCTCCAACGAAAACCCTCATCAGATCTGTAATCACCAATCATTACACCTTGATTACATCCAGTATCTAATGTTTGAACTACACCTTTTCCAACTCTTCCTCTTCGTGTTTCTGAATTAGGTACTGAAAAATTTATACTATCTCCTTCCTTTGCTTGTTCATATCCTTTTGCTGTGCCTGATTTTATTTTAATTAAATCATCACACCCTCCTCCTCCAACTTTTAATGCTGACATATTGCCATTAATATCATGAAACTTTGCACCAAAACCGTTACCATTTTCTTTTTGTTTTATATCATAATCAATAAGTTTTTCTATTGTATTTTCACTCAAAAAATACTTATCATCTACACTATTCTCAAGTACATCCTTTAATTTTTTACTCAAATGCTCTTCCTTTGGGAACTGAAAATCATTATCAACATCATCTCTAATACCAATCAAAAACACTCTCTCTCTATTTTGTGGCACTCCATGATGTTTTGCGTTTAATAATTTCCAATACAAATGATAAGGTACTGAATCATCATAAGGAAATAAAACAGGCACTCCATTAACAGATTTTCCACCTAACATATTAACCCACTCTTGAAATGTTTTGCCGCCATCATCTGAAAGCAATCCTTTTACATTTTCAAATATAAAATAACGTGGTTTGTTTACTTGTATAAATTCATGTGAATTAAAAAATAATATACCTCTTTTATCATCCTTACCTAATCTCTTCCCTGCTAATGAGAAGGCTTGACATGGGGGAGATGTCATGTAAATATCCAATGATTCAGATGGAATCTGTCTATCATATACATTTGTTGGATAATATTCTGGCTCACCATAATTATGTATAAAAGTTTGCCTTGCATACTTATCCATATCGCAGGCAAATAATTCTTTATATTCTATTCCTAATCTTATCAAAACTTGATTGAATGCACCCACTCCTGAGAAGTCACTACCTACTTTTATCATAATCCTAATGTAAACTGTTCATACCACACCACAAACTCATCAAACGTTCTCACAATGATATACACACCGCCTGCCCTCTCAATGGAGGCTTGATATTCCTTTTGAACATCTGACTGTCTGTCTTTTCCATATTTTATCTCAATCTTAACTGACCTTCCTCTGATCGTGGCAGAAATATCTGCAGTTCCTTTGGTTGACTGTCCAGGTGTCCATTTGCCCGGCAACTGTTTTGTATGTGCCATGATGCCAGATCCAACAGGTATCTTAGCTCCTTCTCTATACTGACCTTGAGAGGATATTCTCTCAGCTTGACCTCCCATGAACTGTATCCATGCAATCACACACTTTGTCAAGGCATTTGCATTGTTATCATTCCATTCAGTCTTTGGAATGTATGCCTCTGGCATGTTTGGATATTTCAGTTTTAAGCTCTCCATCATGAGAGCATTGAGCTTGGCTTTGTTAATTTTGTTCATTATTTATTACTTATAATAGTTACTCCTTGTTGTCTAAAATGCTCTACCATATCATGAGCATCCTGCCATCCTTTATACCATTTTTCACGATGTTGCTCCTCTTCCATTTCTTTGGCTACATATAGTTGAGCTATTAAATCATGGATACATACTTGATAGCAACCATTATTTTTTTCTTTAATAAAATATTCTATCAGGTTTTCTACTGCTGTTAATTCATTCATTTTCTATCTTTTTAATATATTTATTAATTGTCTGCCTTGATACTTCTAATATCTCTGCTGCTTTTGACTGATTAAGGTTTTTATTTTGAGAATAAAGAGATTTAAATTTATCAAATGAGTTCATACTTTGGTCTGCCTTAATAATATACTTCATATCCTTTTTATCCTGGGATTCAATCTTAACTTTTTTACTCATGTTAATAAAATAGTCAGACAGTTTCTCAGCTTTTAACATAGCATCTGCACCTATCATACTATAAGAGCCATCATTCTCTTCAATATCATAACTCCATAAAGCATTGAGAAGGAGTGCAAATCTTGGGATATAGCTCTTTTGCTTAGGCAACATTGATTTCATGTATTCATTCTCACTATCACTGTTCTGCATCTCAGTAATCTTATTGAATATTCTCATCCATTGTGTCTTAGCCTTTGGAGATAGTATTGCCTTAATAGGCTCAATATCATCCTCTTGATTGTATTTAACCCACTCTCTTTTTACTGTATCAAAAAACTTAACAATATACTCATCATACCAAATTAATATACGGTCATCCATCTCATTCTCATTGTAAGTATCAACATACAAATCAGGGAAGGTGATTAACATCCTATCTGTAAATCCATTCTCTTTGTTCTCCTCTGTATTAAACTGATCAAATATACTTGGCTGGATACCTCCAAGCACAGGGATATGAGGTTTGTCAACAAATGAACTCTTTGCAGTTTTTCTGTTCATGCTTACAGCCTTACCACTCCAACAAGATAACCAAAACTCAAGGTCAGAACCTGCCCTATATTTGTTCATGTCTTTAAACCATCCTGCAAGCTCATCTTTAAACACTCCAACTGCATTCTTATTCTCTTCATGCAAGTCAACTAATGCCTCAAGTGTAATGTCATTAACTATAAATTGAGTCTTTTTAGGCTTTCTTACCTCCTCTGAGTGCTCCTTATCCTTCTTATCTTTTTTCTCATACTCTACCCACTTAGAATATTCCTTGATATAACGTCTTATGTGAGTGTTATTAATCACCTCCAAAGGTCTAATCATTTGATTGATGCTTGGAGTCTTACCTATCCCTGCCTTACCTACTAATGAAATCCAAACTGTGGCATTTTCAACCCATCCTGTCTTAACTTCGAGCTTCAATGAGTTACCAACTATAACAGATAAAAGCCAAAGGAATGAGCTACCCATGTAATCAATGGATAGACCTAATGTTTTGGCACTCTCAAGGATGTAGAGTTGAATATTCTCAGGAAATATATCAATAGGAAATGTCAACTTATCAAGGTCAACTGTAGGTCTATCCTCTATCTCAATTTTTGGCACTCTTCGAGTTCCATATCCTTTGTGATATAAGTCATTTGCAGCCTCTTTAAAGCTACCAAAGTGATACTTATGAGCATAGATAGCAAATGGACTTAATAACTTCTCAGCAGGATAGTTTGTTCCTGTGCTGAATAGATACATACATCCACTATCTTTATACACATATCCTGAGTGAGGTGAAGTAGCTCCATGCCGTCTTATGATGTAATTCTTAGTAGTGTTTCTTACAATAGTAAACTCATCTGATATAATATCCATTGTATTAACTTGGCTATTATAATCATCCCATGGACTTATCTCATTGTCATTAACCTTATATTCTTTTTTAGTAGGTTTATCCAGGTTAACCTCCTCAATATAGTTGTAAGTCCTCGAAATAGACCAAATAATCTCTCTCTCTTCCTCTGTGATATACTTAATATCATGATATTCATTCATGCCATAAAAGTTACCATACAGGATAAACTGTCCACCCTTACCTCTTGATTCAATAATAGCCTCCTTCATTCCTTTGAGCTTGGCTATCTTAGTATTACCACTATGAGCTGTACACTTATAGATGATATGATAGCCATCCTTCATTGTTTTGGTAATGACTACCTTCTCATCAAAGTCTGATATATTATCTCTTAGGAAGGAGATATACTCATCCCACCATTTTTGTCTATCTGGAAGTGATGGAAGTACTTTGAGATCAACATCAATACATTCAATGTCATTAAATCCTGCCCTACATCCATAAAGAGGAGCATTCATTCTATCAATATCCTCTGATGTCTTACAAGGTAGTGAAGTCCATTTTTCTTCTTTAGGTTTTTTAGACTCTTCACATGGAATAATGCTATAGCCTAAGCCTGCTAATTTTTTAAGATAATCTTTTGTAATCATATTCTGTTTTTAATACACTGTTATAAAAAAAATAGGGGGAAAGGAACAGTGTAAACCTTTTAAGTGGATGCCTCCGACAACCCCTTGAACAAAATTAGAAATAATTATAATAACTATTATAAACAATTT